CAATTGTAGGGTCTCCGGAAACAGAGTCCCAAGGGAGTTTGTCCCATGATAAATCCGACTCATGAAGAGTCTCGTTTATCTCCAATTGAGATGGCCATAGCAAGCTTTGGATATCTGCTTGCAATGTATCAATTCTCCAGTGTTTGACTTCGTAAAGTCCAGTTGTATCATGACCAAAAGGCCCATGTTTGGGTCTAAAGGTCTGCCAGTCCCGATCTTTTGTCGGGTCTAGCATCTTCACCACCTCAAGGACAAGGTCCCGAAGAGACTGAAGAGAGACTTTGGCTGCCGAATGACCTTGTGAGGTCATCAGCACCCAAGAACTGAACTTATCGAAGGATATACTAGAGACCCCTGGGTAAGATAGAAACACAGTAAGTGTTTTCATCCGTAAGGACATAGACTCTAACCGAGATTTAATTCGGGATAGAGCTTTATATCCAAACCCCCGGAGTCGATACACACGGGCTATTCCCACCTCTAAACCCCCAAAGCGATCGAGCAGCGACAGAAGCCCATATAGGGAAACTGAAGCTACATCGAGCTCTCTGAAGGATAGAGGAGACAGATCTTCCCCTCGATGATAGTATCGTTTCGCAAATTCAAAGGAATCTTTCGAGACCAATGACTTTGCAAAGTTGATACCAACGCCGAGGTCTGCCATTAAAATGCAGTAATGGTCAGCGACATGTTCATCAAAGATGACAATATCGTCTCCCAAAACCACATATAATCGGAACCACGCACGGTGTCCTGCTCTAAACGCAGCAAGTTGTACGATAAAGTGATGAGTAAGTGCCAGCATTGCCCAAGAGGACAATGCTCCCATAGGTTGACCAACGCTGTAATTAACAGCCTCAGTCACGTGGAAACCACGCCTACGGGCGGCTACAGGGACAGCGTAGGCTCGATCAACTAAGATCTGAGCCCATAACTGCCCTGCTCCTGGAACTAGGTTATTAACTAACATAGCCTGTAACAAGACAGGAAGGCGGTCGGTAGCGGCGGATAAGTCATAACAGAAGGCCTTGAGGCCAATCTGAGACAACCGATTCGCATACCGAACTCCTCTTCCTTGGTCAAACGTAGCATCTTGTCTAATCTTTCTCAGAAGAGAAAAGATCAGAAGATGTAGTGGCTTAAGTAAAACTTGAGTCCACCAATCAACCATGGCAAACACTCTCACTTTACCCGGTTCATCCTTCAATCCCAACTTACCTAAGTAGGTAGGGATCAAACGATGTAGGAATGGGATTTTAAGTCCTTCGTCCCCTATTGAGGTCAGAGAACGCATCAAAGCGTCTCCGCCCTCAAATAGGGTTGCAAACTTAGACATTAGTTTGAACAAGTTCTCATGCTTGTCCGAACGCAATGCCATTGCTTGCATAGCAAGAGCGGCTGTAGAATTATACAAAAGTATTTCTACAGTACGGGTCTTGTTAACGACAGGACGGTACTCAGTACCAGGCCCTGATTTAGAAATGAAGAAAGGTTTAACTTTCGACAACTCTAAACCCTCCATCGACTTCTTCAAATATCCGAAGAAGATGGGAAGAAAACTAATGTAAGAGATTACATTAAACTCTCTACCTGGGTCAGTAATCGTTGATAATTTCAACGGTCCTCGATAATCCAACACTCTATAAAGAGAGGTCAGAGTTAAATAGAACCGAAGAACACGCGGATTACCGCGCCGAAGTTCTTTACGCGCCTGCCTAGGCAGGAACGTAGGTAAGCCTCGACCACTGAACGACACTCTAACGGTCCCAAGGGCGAATGAGTTTGGCAAGGGGTGACCCCCACCAAACCGCATCAAAGCAACATTCGCTACCTTGAGAACGATAGCAAGGCCTTTATAGCCTTGATGTCGTTTCACCTTCCGTACAAAACGTGCAAAGTTCACGATATATAAAATCCAAGTTCGACTTGACCGACCAAATAAGACAATAGGTACCTGATTGAGGTAACCTATTGCCTTATTTTGTATCATAAAGATACGTTGCCATTTAGTAGCTACACCTAAACGCGAAACCAAAGTATGAGAATACTTCCGGATCGAGTAAAGTGTACGTTTCATTTTCATTATTTTATTTTGATTATGGAACCCTACTAAATCCTAGTCCCCAGGCCCCGCGAAGCGGGCTCTGGCTAGAGGCAACCCCCCATAGGGTAGGTCGGGTAAACCGTGAGGTTACCAAACATAATTAATTAACTATCACCACTGTTTATCAGACAGCAGTGCGTCAACCCCGTTATTACGGAATTAAGCGACATCGGATTTCGCTCCAAATCGAAGTTTGATAGGCTTCGAAAGGGAAAACACCGAGGCGCCTAATGCGCAACAACAATTATGACTACTATAGTCGTTAACTTGTTTGTTGCCTCTCATACCTAAGTATGATGGGATTCGCATTAGAGTTTAGTGAGCAAACAGACCAATTAAGGTCCATCCGACACCAGTCAGCAATGACTTTTGCCGGCGAGCTACAGAGTAGC